CAAGTTTCACTAACACAAGGAGTAACAATGACACTAGACGATTTTTTTGAAGACAAACCGAGGGGGGCGAAGATTGCGTTGGCACGACACTTGGGCATCACTAAGCAGTGGATGGCGGCAATCATCACAGGACGCGGGTTGGCAAGTGCAGAGGTCTGCGCCGCGATTGAGCGGTACACAAAGGGCAAGGTGTTGCGTGCAACATTGCGGCCTGACATTTTTGGAGAACTCAAGTGATCTGGTACAAATTCTATTTGGGCGACTACATCACACACACCAACCATCTGTCGGATGCTGAAGACTTGGCATACCGCCGCCTGCTTGATTTGTACTACATCAGCGAGAAGCCAATCCCGCTTGAGACCGAGTCTGTGGCACGCAAAATCCGCCTCGATTTGGACATAACCGAATCGGTTTTGGATGAATTTTTTGACAAGGGTGTTGACGGGTATCGCAACAGTCGTTGTGACATGGAAATCGCGAAGTATCAACATCAAGTTGAAAATAATCGATCCCTCGGAAAGCGAGGCGGCAGGCCGAAGAAAACCGAATCGAAAACCGAATCGAAACCGAAAGTTAACCCTAAACAGATACAGATACAGAATAAGAATATATCGTCGGTTGCACCGACAACATCGCGATTCAACGACTTTTGGGCATCGTGGCCTTTGTCGAAAAGGAAGGTTGCCCGCGCTGAGTGCGAGAAGAAGTGGGCCAAGCACGACCTCGACATGGTGGCTGAAACCATCATTGCCAGCGTGAATAAGTTGAAGCGCACTGAGCAGTGGACATCAGGCTTTGACCCTGCGCCATTGACTTTCATCAACCAGCGCCGCTGGGAAGATGAGAGCGGTGAAGCAACAACGGGCCGGAGGGTGATATGACCCCAGCCGAGCGTTTTGTTTCGCGTCTAGGCAAGGTCAGGGGCCGTAATGGTTCATGGACTGCACAGTGCCCAGCACACGAGGACAAGTCACCATCGTTGTCAGTTCGGGAAACCGAAGATGGCCGCGTGCTGGTGCATTGTTTTGGTGGATGCGCGGTGCATGATGTGGTTGGTGCAGTCGGCATGGAAATGAACGACCTGTTCCCACCAGACGACAAAAAGCGTGACTGGAACGATACAGGCAAACCCAAGGTCAAGCCAGCGTTTTACGCCAGCGACCTCTTACGCATTGCGTCGTTTGAGTGCTTGGTGGTGATGCTTGCGGCATACGACATGACTAAGGGAAAACAACTCAGCAATGAGGACATGGAGCGATTAAAAGTGGCACAACAGCGAATAGAGGAGGTAGTGGTTTATGCAGGTATCTGAGATACAAAAACGGGCCAAGGAATTGGACGAGGCGCGGCGCATTCGGATTGTCAAGCCTGATGAGGTTGACTTTGAGAAGTACATCAAGGCCAACGATGTTGGTCAGAAGGTACGCGGCGCAATGGAATTTTTAGAAGAGGTGCGCGAGGACTTCATTAACCCGAAGGAAGAGCCGCACCAAACAATGCCGTGGCCGAAGACGCACCAAGGATTTGGTTTTCGCGCAGGCGAGGTGACCTTGTACGCTGGCGGTAACGGTGGCGGCAAGTCAATGGTCACTGGGCAGATTGCTTTGAACTTGATCAAGCAAGGCCAGCGGGTAATGATTGCATCGTTTGAGATGAAGCCCAAGCGCACGCTGACTCGTATGCTTCGCCAGTTTGCAGGCGAGAACATTTATAGCCCGATGTACATGAACAAGCAAAAGCATTTGATGGACTTGGTTACAAGGTTGCAGGACTTCTCGCACGGCAAGTTGTGGTTGTATGACCAGCAGGGCACGGTCACATCACAGCAAGTTATCGCGGTGGCCCGATACAGCGCCGTCGAGTTGGGTGTGCAACACATCTTCATTGACTCGCTGATGAAGTGCGTGTCTGGTGAAGATGACTACAACGCACAAAAAATGTTTGTTGATGAGTTGACCGCGCTGGCGCGTGATCACAATGTTCATGTGCATTTGATCCATCACATCCGCAAGTTGGCAAGCGAAGAGATACAGCCAAATAAAAACGACATCAAGGGATCGGGCGCGATCAGTGACCAAGTTGACAATGTGTTGATGGTCTGGCGCAACAAAAAGAAAGAACACCAAGCGCAGACTGGCCCTGTCGATCCAATGATTCCAGATGCTATGTTGATGTGCGAGAAGCAAAGGAATGGCGAGGCTGAAGACTGGTACTCGCTTTGGTATCACAAAGACAGCCAGCAGTTTGTTGAGTACGACAACAGCGTGCCGATGTCTTTTGACAATGGAGGAAGATTTTGAATGACACGCAGGAAAAAATTGCTAGAGACCGTGAGCATATGCACCGCTGTCTCGTTCGGGAAGTCATCAAGATGCGCATTAAAGATCGCGATGGTGCATACCGTTGGCTCCGTGGCTACAGTGACAACGCTGGGCGTTGGAAGAAGGGGTGGAACGAACTTCACCCCAAATCAAAACTTGAAGACGATGTTAGAGACCAATGGTCTAAAGGTAACCGAGGTAACGAAGGAGAATGGAAATGACAAAGCAAGACGCTGAACTTAGCCCTTTAGCAAGGCAATTACTTGGCAGTTCTGGGGCCGTCAAGTTATTTACGCAAACTGAATTTGATGCGGCATTGAAAGAAGCGAAAGCGGAGATCATGGCGATTGCAATTCAGACCAGCAAGCAGGCAATTTACATAGAGCGCAACGCGTGTGCAGACCTTGCGTTGCAGTGGAGCCAAGAGGAATTGTCGGAGGCCATACGCCATCGCATGAGGCCAGTCAATGATTGAAATCACACTGCCTTGGCCTCCATCGGTCAACACATACTGGCGCAACTTTGATGGCCGCATGATCATCAGTGCAAAGGGGCGCGAGTATCGTGAGACCGTTGGTGACCAGATGACAGTGCAAAGAATGGTCAAGCATTACTCTGGCCCACTGCGCGTGGTGATCGAGGCGTGGAGGCCAGACAAGCGACGCAGGGATTTGGACAACCTGCTGAAAGCAACTCTTGATGGACTGGCGCACGCTGGTGTGTACGAAGACGATTCACAGATTGTTGACCTGCGCATCTACTGGGCACCAGACATCGGTGGGATGTTAAAAATAAAGATCGAGGAGATCGAATGAAACAAGAACCTGAATGGATTGACATCGTTGCGTTGATTGCGATGCACTCGCTGTTGCAGACAGCACCAAAGAACGCAAGGAGCGAGGACATTGCACACGAGGCATATAGGCAAGCGGAGGCAATGATGGAGGCAAAAGAAAATTATGGTGAGTGACCTCTTTAATATTTTTATGATTATGTTGATGTTGACGGGCGCGTTGTGTTGGATTGCAACGATTCTTTTGTGTTGGTATTACTGGTCGTGTAACAAAAAAAAGGAGAAGTAAATGTTTGAATCATTCGGAGATTTTTTTTGGACATTCATGGCAATGAGTGGCTTCATGTTTTGGATTTGTCTGGCAATTTTTGTTGGCATGGTGATTAAGCGCAATCGCGAAAAGAAAAGGAAAATGTTTTATGAGTGAAGAACGAGACCCACACAAAGCGGTGGATTACATCCTTAAGAACGCCGCGCTATTTGCAAAGGCAAAGGCAGAGCGCACATACATCGAGCATTACCGCAAGTCCCTAAAAGGAATACTGATGAAGCGGTCGATGGAGACCGCCATCGGTGCGCAAGAGCGTGAAGCGTATGCACACCCAGAGATGATTCAACTGCTTGAAGGATTGAAGGAGGCTGTGGCTATTGAGGAGCGTCTGAAATGGGACATCACGGCGGCTGAATTGCGCGTGGAAATATGGCGCACTGAGCAAGCGAACAACAGGGCCGAAGGAAAGGCCACGATGTGAACACCTTCCAAGCAACTGTGATGCAGGCGGCTGGCTGGGTGCTGGTATTGCTTGACGGCTGGGCAATGCACACGCACTGGGTGGCCGCATTAGGTTTTGTTTTTTTAATTTATTCAATGTGGAGCATATGCATGAAGACACCAGAAGACGAAGCGTTTGAAGAGATGGAAAAAGCCCTTGGTTGGCGCAAGCGACAGATCGTCCAGCGTCAACTCACTACCGAAGAAAACATTCTGCGCAACGAGACACTTGAAGAGGTGGCCGTTGAGTTCGATGGCATGAAATCTTTCGGTGATACAGCCGCATCCTTCGCGGTCTATGTGCGGGGACTCAAGCGATGACCGAAAAACCCAAGACTTGTCAGGTGTGCCGCCTTAACCCAGCAGAGGTGAAGGGCAGGAACAGTAGGGGCGCACCGCAGTGGCGATGCCAGACCTGTCACGACCTCAAGAATCGTGGCGGCTTTACCAAAGGCAAGCAATGACCACGCTGAAGGAAAAGAAACACATGAGCGCAGTGGCCGAGTTAGGTTGCGCCGTGTGCCGCAGGATGGGGTATGAGGGCACGCCCGCTGAGTTGCACCATCCAAGGCGATTGGCGGGGGGCTGGGGGCGCTCTAGCCACTTCAGTGTCATACCGCTATGCCCAGAGCATCATCGCGGCTCTGCGGGCCTCCACGGCCTTGGCACTAAGGGCTTCGAGAAGCACTACGGCTACGACGAGGCAGACCTGCTCAAAGACACCTTGTTGTTGCTGGGCCACGAAGTTAGGGAAACTACCTAGAAAATAATTTAAAAAAGTCTTGCACAGGTGAAATATGGTGTTACACTTACCTCACTGACCAAGCAATTGTTGCAAGGCAGAACCAGAGAACAGAAAGCGAATTATGAACAACGACATCAACTTCACATCAGTAGACACACTCGGTACATTGTTGGCACAGATCGCCGATCTGACCAAGCAAGCCGATGCAATCAAGGACGGCATCAAGGATAGCGCCAGCGCAGGCGGTGCCAAAGTAGTCGAGGGTGCGCTCTTCAAAGCCACCTACATCGAGAGCAACCGCTCAAGCGTTGACTACAAAAAAATCTTGGCCGCTCTTACTGTTTTGTTGCAAGAGCAAAACAAAGAAATCGATGCCAACAAAATTGTTGCTGGCTTGGTCGCGTCAAACACAAATACCTCCGCTGTGTTCAGCGTAAAGGTCACCAGCAAGTAAACCACCCGCCCCTTCGGGGGCTTAACCAAAACGAAAGCGAATCGATTATGAACGACCCTAAAATTTATTTGAGTTACAGCGAACGCGGCTGGATTTTGATCAACCAAGGTTCGCCACTGTGCGACTA